ATGTTCGTGTTGATACGAAGACACTTGACTAAATAGAATATGAGGTCTATAATAGACCTATCGTTCATCCGAGAGATCGGACGCAAGTAAGTCGCGCAACGGAGCGTTGATCCCATGATTGAATTTTTATTATATTCATCACTCACCTGCCAACAAGCTGATACAATCATGCTGAAGATGAAAGCAAATGAGAATCTCTCAAATGCTTTTAAGGTAGAGTTGATAGAGACCGTAAAGGAATCTGTACCTGAGTGCTATTGGGACGCAAACGACTAAAGGAACGGACCTAAAAATCCAATTACTTTAGGAGTAACAACATGAATACACTAAACATGATTCGCAAGCAGATCACCAAAGTATCTGCACTACATGACGCACAAATTTCTCACACATCATATCGTGGTGTTGAGTATGATACTCGTTGTGTAGATTCAAAAGAAACGCACGGTACATTCTGTTATCGTGGTCGTATCTACAACAAGTGAGTCACTTACGTTAGAATTATTGAGGGGGGTTAGTCAACCCCCCTTTTTTTTAGGCATAAATTTTTGTTACGGTTTCCTGACAATTCTCATAGATAGTAGTAGAATTAAGAGGTTAAGAGGTGAACTAAAAAACCTATTACATCATAGACTAAAAAAAACTATCGGAGGTTATTATGCATAATCTTATTTCATATAATCAATTGGCAGGATGGAAAAATACTGCTGTGAGGCTGGAAAAAACTTTAGATAGGAGTATGGAAGAATCGGATCTAATTAATGATTATTATGACTGTTTGATTGAATGTGACGACAACCAGTCAGTGTGCAAGAGAATTTGTAGGAGGATTCTACAATAGTTTAGTAGAGGGGGTTGACTAACCCCCTTTTTTTGTCTATAATTAGATGAAGTATATCCTTATTATGGACAAAGACAAACTTAAATTAATAGTTAATAACTTAAAATTGCTTGTTGATGCCTTAGAATCAGAAGTATACTCTGATGTAGATGTATACACGACCAAGCAAGAAAATTTTGATGATTCTCCTACAAACTACATATTAGATTATGACGAAGTTTTTGAGGACGACGATGGATAAGATAGATACACAGGGGATGAGTATTCCTATTGATGGCAAATCAAAATCAAAGAGATCCTATCAACCACTGGTGATACCAAAACGAAATGTCTTTACTGATTTAGAAAGACAAGAACTAAAGGACATTATTAACGAGACACTTGATGAAAGAGAACATAAAACTAATTAGTGTCACTCCTGACGCAGAAAAGACCATGGCCTTTATTGCCCGTGTGTCCAATCCAAATAATCAAAAAAATGATAACTTTGCAGGATTGTTAAAGTATTGTATTAAGCATAATCATTGGAGTGTATTTGAGCAATCTACAATGACCTTGGAGATTGAGACCACTCGTGCCATTGCGGCTCAGATATTACGTCATCGGAGTTTCACATTTCAGGAATTTTCACAGCGATATGCTGATTCCTCAATGCTTTCAAAAGTAATTCCTCTACCAGAACTGCGTCGTCAGGATGATAAGAATCGTCAAAACTCCATTGACGATCTAGATCCTTTTGAGGTTCAGATTCTAGAGAAACAGATGGCGACTCTGTTTGATTCCGCCATGTCACTGTATCAGCAGATGCTTGATCGTGGTGTGGCAAAGGAATGTGCAAGAAATGTGCTTCCACTCTGTACCCCCACCAGAATCTACATGACGGGTTCATGTAGATCATGGCTTCACTACATCACTCTGAGGACTGCTAACGGCACACAGAAGGAGCACATGGGGGTTGCTGAAGGATGTAAGCGATTGTTTATTGAACAATTTCCAATAGTCTCAGAAGCCCTTGAATGGGTCTAAATAAAACTACACATAATATTAAACATGGCTACATACCCTGTAATTAACAAACAAACTGGTGAACAAAAAGATGTTGTCATCAGCGTGCATGAATGGACAAAATGGTGTGAAGATAACCCTGAGTGGAAAAGAGACTGGAGTGATCCATCTACATGTCCTTCTTCCGGAGAACTTGGTGAAGTCTATGACCGACTTAAGAAATCTCATCCGGGATGGAATGACGTTCTCCATAAAGTCTCCAAAGCACCCGGTTCCCGTGTAAAACCTGTTTAATAATTATGCCAAGAAAAAGAAAAGTATCTGATAGTTCAATTGGAGTTGGTCTAACTGCCAAACAGATGAAAAGAAAGAAGCCAATTAATTCTGATTTTCTGAGAGAAATTGAACCACTAACTGACAATCAAAAAGTTTTATTTAATTCTTATGATGCTGGTAAAAATGTTGTTGCATATGGAGCAGCGGGAACAGGTAAAACATTCATCACACTCTACAATGCATTATGTGATGTTCTAGATCCAACCACACCTTTTGAAAAAATTTATCTTGTAAGATCTCTTGTAGCCACCAGAGAGATTGGTTTCTTACCAGGAGACCATGAAGATAAGTCATCTCTTTATCAGATTCCATATAAGAATATGGTAAAGTATATGTTTGAACTTCCAACAGAAGCAGACTTTGAGATGTTGTATGGAAATCTTAAAACTCAAGGAACAATTTCATTTTGGAGCACTTCCTTTATTCGTGGTACAACACTTGATAATGCAATTGTAATTGTTGACGAATTCCAAAATTTAAACTATCATGAACTTGATAGTATTATTACTAGAGTTGGTGAAAATACTAAGATTATGTTCTGTGGTGATGCAACTCAATCTGACTTACAAAAAACTAATGAAAGAAATGGTATCATTGATTTCATGAGGATTTTAAGATTGATGCCTTCTGTAGACATGGTTGAATTTGGTGTTGAAGACATTGTTAGATCTGGACTCTGTAAAGAATATCTCATTGCAAAATTAGAACTTGGTTTATGACATTTATTCATCATAATAATCTCGGTGATCTTGAACTTACCAAGAAAGAGCTAAATGGCATTCGTCTGTACAATCTTCCAGATGGTCAGTGGGTGCCTTCTATTACGTCTGTAACTTCTTTTTATAATAGGCAGATCTTTATCAATTGGCGTAAGCGTGTTGGTATTGAAGAAGCAAATAAAATTACAAAGAAAGCAACTTCAAGGGGAACAGATTTCCATGAAGTAGCACAAGACTATCTACTTAATAAAGAGTTGAACTGGGACAATTATCGTCCCTTATCTAAGTTTATGTTCTATCATTTGAAACCAGAACTAGATAAGATAAACAATATACATGCTATTGAAAGAACACTCTATTCAGAATATCTTGGTTTAGCTGGTAGAGTAGATTGCATTGGTGAATATGAGGGAGAGTTAGCAGTCATTGACTTTAAGACCTCAGAGAAAATTAAACCAGAGAAATGGTTGGAAAACTATTTCGTTCAGGAGATGTTCTATGCATCTGCTTACTATGAATTGACTGGTATCCCCGTCAAGAAACTTATTACTTTAATGGTCACACCCGGCGGTGAAATTAAGGTATTTGACAAAAGAAACAAAGGGGATTATATTAAATTATTAGTTCGTTATATTAAAGAATTTGTATCTCACAATATTGGGCACCATGGAGAATGAACTAGAAAAAGCATTTGAGAATAAGTTTTTTTGTCCTGCTCGCTTCGCACAAGAAATTGAAAATCTTGTAAAGGATAATCAAAATTTGAGTTACATTGATGCCATCGTGCATTTTTGTGAATCCAATTCAATTGATCTTGAATCTGTACCAAAACTAATTTCCAAACCGTTAAAAGATAAAATCAAGTGTGAGGCTATGGAACTCAACTTCTTGAAGAAAACTTCCCGTGCTAAATTAATTTTTTGAATGATGCCTGTTGATGCTTATCGCCAATACATTGCGTTGAAGAACCACTTCACTAAAGAAAAGTATGACTACCACAGATATAATGGAAAAAGTCGTGCTACTGTCCAATCATTCTATAAACGTAAAGACAGATTTTGGTTTGAAAAGTTGGCAAGAAATAAAGATGATAAAGAAGTAGTAGAGTTTTTTATTTCTAACTTTATTACATGCACTGATCCAAATAAACTTTGGATTGGAGAAATGATTAAAGAAGGTGAAGATAGATATACCTCATGGAAAAAGAGAACTCAATCTCTTTCATATCTTTTTAA